TTTCCGTTTGGTTCGGAGCCATACACATATCCTATGCCAGGGGTCCAGACCGTGTACTGATAAGTGCTGCCATACCCTGCGGCCACGACCAGAGCATAGCTGGCTGTGTCGTTGCCGTTGTTGTCTTTGCTGCGCTCAACAGAATAATAGACTGGTTGGGTGACACCAGTGGAGTTAGTGCGCCACAATAGCATGGAGAAGTTGCTGCCTGAGGAGCCGTAGAACATCAGGTCATCAAGGTTGTTGGAAGCAGCTAGAGCAGAATTGACGTTGGAGGTTGCAACTGGCACCATTCTGCCTGTGCTTCCGGTCAGTGTTCCGGCCCCGTTGGTGCCTGTCCCCACCGTCAAATATACGGTCCCATTGTAGTATGAGGAATTGTATGGCCCGTAATACTCAAACTTCACGTAGATAGGAAACGTAGATGACAGAGCATCGTTGGACTTGAAAATCTCGTACACATAGCCGTTAGGTCCCGGCAGAACTAAACTGCTCCAGTTCACTTGCCCGGTATCAGTGGTCTGGACCCAGCCCGCCGCTATCATGAAAGGGTTTATCAGCCCAGCCCAGCTAGTGAATCCTGCGGCAGTGGTGCTGTTAGAGCTACCACGATATAGATATTTCGCCATTACGCTTCCTCAACGTCGTAATTCAATGTCACACTAATCTGCGCGCTGCTGGTGTCCATGTTGGTGACGCTGTAGGCGATAGCCCCGGTCGGCGGGTTGGCCGCGTCTCCACCAATCACAGCGGGACTGAGTACCCAGGTCAATCCTGTAGTGGAGGTTAGTACTAGATCCAGAAGGACACCATGGGCCGTTCCTGCCGTGGGAGGTACAGTGGCCAGACGACCTGCGTCAGCAGCGCGAGCCGCAGCCGTCGAGTACAGGCGAAGGCGACAGGGGTTAGAGACCGTCACGCTGAAGAGGGTGAAGCCTTTCCCGATGAGCCATGTATAGGTGTTCTCGGTCGCGCGCGCTACCAGCGTCGCCGTCGTCTGAAAGACGGTCGAAATCCGGGATGGCGCCGCTCCACCACTTGCTACCGTGGCCGGTTCCCAATCGTTATTGGCTGCAACCCACTTGAGAAGTTGGCCATCCGAGGGCGCGGCGACTGCGACATTGTGACCCTGGATTTGTGTGGCGTTGCTCCCGCCCGCCACCGGGGCTTTGTTCTTCCACCTGCCGGAGGCGGCGTCATAAACCAACATCTGACCATCGGCAGGAGAACTTATGGCAACATCAGTATCGGCGGCCAACGTGGAGGAGCCTGCTGTCGGGGTCTTGTTTTCCCATTTTCCGTCCGCCGCAACATAGGTAAGCACCTGATTGTCAGCAGGTGAAGCTAGGCTGACATCGGTATCCCCGGCCAACGTGGAAGATCCGCCGCCGGGTCCCCCTGTCGGGGCTTTAGGTTCCCAGTCTCCGCTGGCTGCCACGTAAGTCAGTACGTTTCCATCTACCGGAGCTGAAGCCGAGACAGGTTTCGTCTGCAATTTGGTAGCACTGATATCCAGGCCGGCGAGATCGGCAGCGATCAGAGCTGGAAGTTGTCCGTGGGGCAATGTTCCTGTAGTAATGTCCGAAGCCGAAACAACCACATCAGCCGACAGAGGATGTCCGTTGACTTTTGTGGAAGTGGGTACTTTGTTGCCGAGGTCAGTGACGAGATTCGTGACCCCTGATTCAGGGATGGCTGGTATGTCTCCAGCCAGTAGTGCTGGTAACTGACCGTGAGGAAGCGTACCCGTTGTGATGTCCGAAGCAGATACAACTACATCAGCCGATAATGGATGCCCGTTTACCTTGGTGGTCGTCGGAACCTTGGAGGCAAGATCTGTCACCAGGTTCGTTACCTGTGATTCAGCAATAGCCGGAATGTCGGTGGCAACCAAAGCACGAAACGTCGGCAGCGCCGCACTGCCGCCGGTTGGCCCGCACCAAACCAGATTCGGGTTCTGGTTCTGCTTCGTGATGGCGATCGTACCCGAAGTCGTAATCGCAGCACTGACGGCAAATTCAACCGGTACCGAAACCGCTACCGATGTCACGGTTCCCACGCCGAGAGGCATATCGGCGGCGACCAACGCGCGGAAAGTCGGGAGAGCCGCCACGCCAGAGGTCGGACCGCACCACACGAAATTAGCACTCTGCGTCTGCTTTGTGATCGCGAGTGTTCCAGACGCGGTGATCGGCGAACCGGTTATCGCGAACTCGACCGGGACTGATGCCGCCACCGATGTCACCGTGCCGGACCCTGCGCCAGTGAGCAAACCCCTTACCGTGACATAGTTGACGGCGTCCTGATAGACCTCGGCTCCTTGGCCGGTGGAAACGACCAAAGTGGCATTGCCGTCGATGGTAGAAGTCGCCGGGGTGATGGTGACGGTCCCGGCTCCGAGATTAGAAACCGCGAAGTTAAACCCGGACGGCATGGTAGCCGCAGAAGGAAGGGACACGGCCACTGCCGCGGCATTCTTGAAGGTGATCAGCTTGCCGTTGTCGCTGGCCTGGATCGCGTAACTGGTTCCAACCTGGTTATTGACCCCAAAGGCCATATCCCCGGCGGCCAGTGAACGAAAAACTGGAGCGGCGGCCGCGCCCGAAACCGGGCCGGCCATGACTGTGTTGGCTGGCACCGTCAACGGTGGAAGCTGATATCCAGTCGAAGGCCATACTCCATTCACTACGGGACCATAGAGAATACTGGTCGTGGTGCAGAGATACCAGCTTCCGTCAGCAGCTCCGGCGGGAAGACTGTTCGACGCCTTAAAGGCCGCAGACACCATGGTGGAATACTGTGCATCGTTGCCGCCGAACGACACGGTGATAGGACCTGGAGTAGCCTTTAGGGCATACTCCAAACCTAGAGATCCACCTGTATTTGTCCCAGCCTGGATATAGACTTGAGTGGTTACCACTGGCATCGTAAAGCCAGCACCTACGGTTGGCGTATCATCCCATTCAGCGCCGAATGTGAGCCCGATTACAAGATCGTTGATGTAGGTTGTGGTTAGGTTGGCGGAGATGTAATTACCATAGGTGGAACCGACGTTGGTAACATCTACCACGCCGGCAGATCCTGCCACTTCCAGCGCCCCGACACCCTGTATTGGTCCTCCGCCTATAGACCAACCAGACGTAAGAGTACAGGCTCCGCTGGCAGCCGCGATACCTATCCAGAGGATGCAAGACTCATTTCCAGGGGTCGTGGAGACGACTTGACTGTAGTTTGTTCCAAGGTTGTCGTGCAGTGTCCAGGGTCGGTTACCCCACTGTGCACCGCCTACACCAACCTGGCCAACAATAATGAGATTGCCCTGCGTTACCGGGTTCGGTAAAGTATAGACACAGCTAGTCGCGGTGTAGAAAGTCCCCGAGGTGAGTCCGCTATTGGCTCCTCCACTTTGAATTACAGTCGGAGTCGGAACGGGTCCTGTATAGATCGAAGTCCCGCCGGACCCTCTAACCGTCGCGTAATTGATATTATCCTGATAGACTTCCGCACCCTGGAACTGTGACAGAACCAGCGTCGTCTTCGTGTCTATGGTACTGGTCGTCGGCGTAATCGTTACCTTGCCGGCGCCGAGGTTGGCCACCGCAAAGTTGAAACCTGCTGGGAATGTGGCGGCTGCGGGTAAGGTCACCGCGACGGCAGCGGCGTTGTTGAAGACGATCAGTTTGGAGTTGTCTGTGACCAGGACCGTGTAGGTCGTACCGGTCTGGTTATTCACGCCGAATGACATATCGGCGGGGGCCAGGACGCGAAAAATCGGAGTTGCTGCCACTGCGCCCGAGGCTGGACCTGCATAGATCTGATTGGGAGGTGCCGTAGTGGCGGCCAAGGCCGCGGCGGCCAGCGAACTGGACATAGCGCGCGCGGCGAGGTCGGTAGTCAGATTGGTGACCTGGCTCTGAGCAATCTGCCCAGCCAGCTCCGATCCCGCTATAGTGATATTGCTCGATAAAGGATGTCCGTTTACCGTTACGGTGATACTTACTTTACCGGCCAGATCCGCGATCAGATTCGCGATGTCGGCTTCAACCAGCGAGACAGCACCGACCTTTCCGGCAACACTCGTAACCGGCGTTGAGACGATTGCCGGTTTGTTCCACAGATCGTTGTAATCGCCGCTGGTAGCGACTCTTGCCAACGATGCTGCATTTGCTTTGGTTGCGAGATCAGCCGTCAGATTGGGGATATCGGATTCAGCAAGAGTGACCGCGCCGATTTTCCCAGCGACACTCGTAACCGGTACTGATGGATACGTCGGCAACTGTGCCGCAGGCACTTTACCAGTACCGTCGAGAGACGGATACCCATTCGGTTGACTCTTGTGGGCGCTCTTTTCAGTGGCAGCCAGGTCGGCAACAAGGCCGGAAACATCAGCTTCAGCCAACGTCACTGCCCCGGTCTTACCCGCGACCGACGTGACTGCGTCGGACGAACCTGTTGCTTCCTCTCGCCAGATCCCATCTCCGTGCAGAACATGGGTCGCATCTCCATCGAGGGAGATGACCCCGGGTTCATTTTCGGCAGCCGCCGGCACATGGCCGGAGACGTTGCGCGGAGTACTGGCGTCTTCCTGCCATTCAACGTTGCATGCGCCAGGAGGCGCGGGTGGCGTCGAGCTGTTCAGATCTTTAATCATTAGGGATATGTCGAGATTACGGGTTGCCGTTGACTAGGAGTTGATCGCCGTCCTGGCCTGGCGGACCAGCGGGTCCGGTGGGACCGGGCTCACCTGATCCTCCGGTGCCGTCGCTGTACGTCGGCCCGGTGACTTCGAGGAAGGGGGAAATGACGATTGTCTGGGTCGCACCGACGATGACGATGTGGTACGTGCCGTACATGACTTCGATCTTGGATTGCCAGGTTCCGTTGGGATTAAGTCCCGTCTGTCCGAGGGAATACGAAACACTTTGATTGCCGTTCTGCCAGTCCTGAGAGTCGAACACGTACAGAACATATTTCTCGGGAGAAGTCACCTGGGTGATCTTGAGGGCGTTAGGGGCACCCTGATTCTCGTCGAGGATTACGATCTCGCCACTACCCGACGCTTGATCTACGGAAGTCTCGATCGTTTCGACGTCTTCGATGCGAGTATCGGTTCCTGAATCGTAGATCTCAATATAATCAGATCCCACGGCGCTCGGGGTATAACTGGCGAAGTAGCGCCCGGTACCCAGCTCGGAGATCACCATAGTGTCTGCGCAGGTTAGGGTATTACGTGTGAAAATGACGGAGAAATCCGTCTGTACCCTACCGGTAACAGCAACCCCATTGGAGTCAGCAAGTCGGAAATAGATGTATCGAATTGTCCCAACCTGCGCCAAGTCTTACCTCTTCTCCTGTAACTTATCAACTTTGTTTTCAATACGGTCCAGGCGGTGAACGAGATCGTCCTTAAACTGATTGAATTGATCAACCGTCACCCGCTGCCTAGCAGCAGCCTCTTTGTCTCGAACGTCTTCTCGTTCATGTTCTTGCTGCATTACTTCATGCTGCGTTTGTCGTGTTTCCAAACCGCTCAAACGGACCTGCACCACGGATAAGGCCGTACCGCCAGTCAGAAGACCGATGACGATCCAGGCCAATAGTTTCTGTACCCATTCCGGAATCTTTTTGGCTGAAATCTCGGTAATGACTTCTTCTACTGGTAGGACAGATGGGGGAGTCAGGTTGGGCATGTTGGATGTCCTTGAGAGATGAATTGGCGCTACAGACTTGGGGCATACAGAAGAAATGGCGGGGTCGACCCGCCTCAGGATTGTTTAGTATAGGCTGCTGACCTCGGGACAGGTTCTTACGACAACGCGCCGGGCGGCAACTTGCCGTCGGCTATCAACTTCTGAAATACGCGTTGGGTTATGTCGGTGGAAATCGTGTTCCAGAAATCGAGGGCGGTTGGATCTTGCTGATAATGGAGATTGACGTTGTACCCCGAGACGGGGTCAAGGAGGATCAACGTCAGAGTAGCCTTGCCTTCGTCGGCGAGGCAAGGACTGAAGTCCAAGAGAATCGACGCCAACTCCAATGAGTTGATCGTGAGGATCTTGCCACCAAAGGGATTGCCAATTACGACCGGCGGATTCAACACATATTGCATAAATTACCCCAGTTCGACGATTTGTACCATGCGATTGCTGATTTGGAGATTGGCGCCAGTCACCCCGGGGAAGTAGGCGCAGTTCACGTTGTAGTTATGGAGGCCGGCAGTTAGTCCGAAGGCCGGAGCATCGAGGGCAGTGAGTGTACAGTGCGTGAAAGACTGAGTATCATAACTGCTAACTCCAACTGTAGAGATAGCGAGGGTTGTTCCAAATGTCGAGCTTGGCACCATATCCCTTTGCAGTTCAAAGGCTGCACTGGGTGAAATGAGAGCATGGGCTATACCAGTGAGCGCCACATCGAAGTTGATGATGATAAGGAGGGGGTTAGCCCCGGTCACTGTGATGGATGGGTTAACGTAGGCAAGCCAACCACCGCCGGACGCAGCCGAGAAAACCTGCGCAGCATAGAATCCAGCATCCGTTCCCTGCCACAGGACATTCTTGAGTTTGATGTTGCCGTTGGTGTCAATTGCCTGAATCAATCCAGAACTGCTGTAAAGTTGGCCCTTCATCGTCAGATTGCCGCTGGCATCCGCAAGTAAAGCTGGACTGCCAGATGTACCGCCCACGCCTGCGGTTTTGAACCACGCTCCTCCTGCACCGCCAATGAACCCAATTAGATTTCCGGCTCCGTCGTACACAGAGAACTGACCGGGTTTCCCGCCACCGCCCCCGACGCTGATGCCGGCCGTGGCTAGGGCGTTTGTTGTTACAGCTCCGGCGGCAATCTGTCCGGCGATAATCTGGTCAGCCAACTGAGTCGTGGAAATAGCTTCCCGACTCCAGGTGTTACCATCCGAAACATACAAACCCTTCAGAGTGCTTCCGACATTCTGGTTCAGATAAACAAACTTGCCTGCGGCATAGACCGGGACTGGTAGAGCTGCCACGACCGTCACTAAGCCGAGTGCGCTGGTGGCGGTCGCCTGTGCGGCTGTGGCATTGGCAGCAGCGGTCGCGGCGGCGGCGTTGGCAGTATCTGCGGTAGTCTGGGCAGTTTGTACAGCCGTTGCGGTACCGATGTTCTTATCGTTTGTATTTAACGATGTGACCGTCGCTGACGTTGCCAGGAATACCGGATTCCCTCCGCTATCCACGGCAGCGTTGCCGAAACGATCGCGCGGCCGGAGGCCGTACTGGACTTGCAGGTGTTCATTTTCATTTGGTATGTCATCTGACCAGTGATTCGCTTTTCCGTCTTTGTGCCCTGGGATCTCGACGACTTTTACGAAAGCAGGATCGGCGACGAACCCCGGCGCGTCCGAGGCGAGACGCTGGCGCCAGATCTCATACACGCAATTGACGTATGCAGGGTCGGTCCCGTTTACCCAATTGAGATCGAAATAACCCCATTGACCGGTGGCCTGAAACTGAGAGGTATATACTGGCGGCGCGGCCGTGTCGCTGGCGTTGAGCCAGACTGTCTTTCCGTCACCATAGGGCGTGACGCGCGGACCTTCCTCGAACTGGATGTCATCCCATAAGGCAGTTGCATTCCGATTGACCGAGTCGGAGATCAGTACGAGCTTTGCTGATACCGCAAATGCCGGTGGAAGCAGAGCAGTGTTCGTCCACTGTTGGTAGGCCACCCCGAGTGCCAGGGGCGTGCCCGAGCTTACAGAGATCTCGGACCCATTCGCCGCTAACCAGTGGACCTCGATCAAGCAGGAGAGCCCTGTGGTTACGTCCTGGGCGCAGTAACCGCTTACGGAATACAAGGTGCCTTGCGATACCGGTACGGTCTGGGTCATTCCTGTATTGGCGGAAGCGCGTACAGCCTGTCCGGATGTGTTCCTGCCGGGTGTCACGTACGTTGGCGCGTTACTGAAGCCCCAGGTCTCCAACGTGAAACTCGGATCGTCCAGCAGGTTGGCGCCACTGACGTTCTGACTGTTGTCGAGCGTCCGGACCCGGAAACGATACTGAACCTGGTCGAAGTTGTAGGGGTCTAACCCCGTCGCCGAGAACTGCTTCGGCCCTGGCGAACTGTCTTGGATGGTCTGGATCTGCTCCCAGTCCAAACCGCCGGTCTCCAACTCCTCGACGATGTACCCGTAGAGATCACTGATGGTCGGAGCCAGCCAGGAAATCGTGATCGAACCGTCATTATTGATGACAGGCGTTGAAAGCGCGGGCGCAGGAGGAACGCTGTTGTCGGCGGCCCTGTAGCCGGCTAACTGGGGAAACTGGGCTGGACCACTGGAGACAAACGTTGATTCGTTGTTCGAGGCATCGACCGCAGCAATCTCGACTTCGAATAACCCGGAAAGCGAATCGCGTGACGGAACCAATCCGGTTGTCGGATCGATGAGCCCGTGAATAGTGTATGAAGTCCCTTCGACAAGAATCCCGGCATTGAACGTGGAATACGCCCCGATCTGGGCATAGCGCCACTGAACCAGGTAAAACTGAGTGGAAGGGTCAGGCGAAGCCTGCCACGTCACCTGTATGCATCCCAGTTGACCGAGGTATTGGATCGAATTCGGGATCGGTAGCGGGGGAGTGGTGTCGTTCGCGGTGGCCGTGACTTGGCCGGCGGCGTCAAAGACGCTCTCAGTATTGTTGGCATCGACGGCCGAGGCAGAATACGCGTACTCACTGCCATTCACCGTGTCCAGATCGACGTAGGAAAATGATGATCCTGCGACCAGGGGAACGACTGTATCGAGGAGCAGCCAGCTTCCACCTGTGCGCTTGCGCCAGATATTGTAGTGCTTCAGGTTCGAATCGACCGGTGTCTCAAAACTGAAAGTAATCGTGCCGTCAGTATTCGCAACTGCGGTTGCCCCGGTCAGAGAGATTGCAGGCGGCGGAGTTTGAGACCCACTGGCACTCAAAGTGGTAGGACCGACAACAGCAGAGTCCTGAGTATTACCCGAGACGTCTTTTGCGCGCAGGAAATAATAGTACGCGCCGTCACTGGGAAGCGACTGATCCACGTACTGAGCCCCGTTGAAATGGGCACAAGGAAGTAAAGTCGGTTCGCTTTTAAGCGCCGAATTAGTGTCGCGATACAGGTCGTAACCAGCGAAGTCGGGTTCGGTATTGAGCTGCGCAACCGTAATCAGGGCACCAGACCCTAATACTGTGACGGCGATGGTCGGCGCGGCCGGGGGAGTCATATCGGCGATCGTTGAATACGTGATCGGGGAACTGAAGTCAGATGCCTGGCCAAGATAATCCGTGACCGATACCCAGATCGCATACGACATCCCGGTTATCAACAGATCCAGACGCAAGGGTTCTGAAGCACTGAAAGTGCGGGTACCTGTGCTCCCATTATTCGCCGTGTACTTGACGGTGAACGCTTGAATGTACTGAGGGGCATTGGCCCAGATCGGGGTGTCCGGTGAAGTAACGGTCAGATCAAGATAGGCGTATTGATCCTGCCCGGAGATCATCAGGCCTGTTCCTGAAACAGCAACAGCCTTCGGCGGCAACGGTTTTTGGGGCCGCTGCACAAACCGAAGGTTGGATTGATTCTTGGTAAAGTATTCCGCGGCTTCGAATTGAATAGCCATGAGTTAAGAGTGCTGGCGGGTATCGACCAATCCCGATGTCGAGTTCTGGAAGGTGGCTAGAACCGTCCCGTCTAACCTGTAGAGGGTCATTACCTGTGGATTGACACTGCGATCCAGGGACCAAGATCCCAAGGCAAAGTCGCGAACGTCGCCGATCAACGGCGCCAGAGTGTTGACCACGGTGTTCGATGCGGGATCGGAAGGCAGGTTTATGACCTTGGCGAGGATCTGCTGGATGATTGGATTGTTCGCCGGGGATAACGCCGACAAGTCTGTGATATGCGCCACTGTTGTATCGTGCGCGACGGTCGCATCTTTGGCACAGGTGGCGTCCTTGGCGGCCACGTCCAGGATTCTACTGTCACCCACGCGGACTTTCTCCAGGAATTGATTGAGAACATTCCTTGCATTGGTCACGAAACTGCTAATTGCCACGTAATCCCCGCTCGCTGCTGTCAGAGGGATCGCCCAAGAATAGCCGTAGAGCCCATTCACTCCGGCCACGGCTACCATCGCGGTGTCGGGTACGATCGGAGTTCCCGTTAGGGCGTTGAATACGGTAATCCTGGGAGGAGTGCTTATGGTCGTCGGCAGGCTTCCATCGGAATTTGCCAGGTTGCAGAGAAACGTGTAGGAATCGCCTTGATAAATCATTGTTCTATTTGCCTCCGGGACTTCCGGGAAACCGGTTATTACTGCGGAACGGGGTCATGCCCAACTCCAGGGCGCCATCGAGCGCCGCCCAGCCGGCGGCTGTGGAGAAAGCGCGCGCCATGGGATGATCTTCGTGGTGAGCTTTGGCCGTGGCGTACCCGGCAACGGCTCCGGTTCCAGCTCCAATACCTGCACTGACGAGAGCACTGCGAATTCCGCCTGGTCCCCGCACACCTGGCGCAAAGACATTCAGGCCGACTTCAGTCGCGGCGTCGAATCCAGCCCAGGTTGCAGCGGTTGACGCTACCCGTCTCCAGGGATGGACATCGTGATGGGCACGGGCTTCGATGTACCCTTCAACCGCGCCGAGGCCGCCGCCGAACAAAGCACTGGTCACCACGTTGCTATCGAAAATCTGATTAAGCGGACGTCCGAAGAATGACATGACTCACCTGAAAATGGAAATGCGGGCACCGACTATTCGCCGATGCCCGCGAGTCCAATTACTTCGTTGCCGGGGCAACCACGGGAACTACCGGAGCTGCCGGCAGAGTCTTCACCGCAGCAACGGCGCTCTTGATTTTGGCCAGGGCGTCGGTATCCAACTTGATGTTGATACCGTTGGCGGCCGTCGCGTCGGTGACGCCGTCGAGAGCCTGACCCATAATGCCCAGGGCATAGAACGCGCTGTCCTCAATCTCGGCAGCCTGCGGGCACACTACCCGGGTTACAGCCTCGATCACGGGCGCTTCGGCCTGAATCTTGGCCAGGGCGGGATCGAGATCGGTTTTTACAAATGCCACGAACTTCTTGGCGCCTGAGGCGATGTAATGGCCCAGGTTCTTGAAGCCGGCAGGAATAGCAGCAACAGTCGCAGTAGCGGACATGGTAGACCTCCAGAGGGTAGAGAAAAGTTGAAGTGGGAAGGACACGTTAAGGTTTCGGTCCAAAGGGAAGGAGTCCGACGCCATGGCTGTAGTACAGGGCTTCGAGTATCTTCACGGAAAGCGTGAAAGACATACCGATGTCGCGTTCTACTTTTTTCCAACCATGAACCGGATCTGGGTGAACAAGCGGGTGAATGTAATCCGAGACGTCTTTGACGATCTTGTCGCCCGAGGTCGCCATGCTGTTACCGTGACTGATCATGAGCGGGATATCGGGATTGGCAAGTAAGACTCCGGCGGCCTTGACCGTGACGGTCGTTTCTTCGATTAAAGGTTTGACCGGCTTCAGGGCTTCGTTGGCGGTATTGACTGTCATCCCCAACTGGGCGACGACATCCGTCCCCCCATCCAGGAGCTTGTTGAGTTTCGCAAAGAACTCAGGCACTTCCTTGTTGAGATAATCGCCCTGTTTTCGCGAGACCTTGGTCGCTTCAGCCGCGGCGATACCGGCCACGGTCAGTACTCGGTCGGCATGCTCTCCCACGGCTTTGACGGTAGTGCCGGCTTGTAGGATCGTCTTTTGAGTGGCGAGTCCGTTGTGATACGCGATGGTCGCAAGCTGGTCTTCAACCAATTGAGTGCGAATGGCTGTATCTCGGACTGACAGTGCGGCGAATCCCAGGCAGATGAATAGGAACGAAAGCGTGACGAACACGGTGATAATCGCGCACTCTCTGAGGTTGACATTTCTCACGGATGACCTACTTCTTTGTGCGCAGATCGACTGTAATAGGTTCGATCTCCGGCTGGGCCGATAACCGCATGGGTTCCGGAAACGTGGCGTAAGGAAGTGGTTTCGGATCGTCGCCGCTGACCTTCAGGGCGACCATCAAACCGGTGTTGTAACCGATGAAAACGCCCCACAATTCCTTGCGGAGGTCCGCCAACTGAGGGAAGAAATACGATCCGATTGCGGCGACGAAGAACAAAAGATCGCCCCCGATCAGAATTGCCATGGTGGCATTACTCGAACGAAGATCGATTTTCATTGGGATCTCCTACTGAACTTCGACTGGTTCGTAGTGCTGGCAAGCGCCGGTTCCGCCGATGTAGGCTTCGCGGCGAGGTTTATTGAGGCGGTCGACCTGAATATGGACACAGGCCGCAGATCCAGCCGAGTTCTTTTCCAGAATCACCTTGTCGAAGGGGAGCTTCGATTCCAGGCGAATCCAATCGAATACCTGAGGAAGACTTACGTGACTGGAAGCGAGATCGGCGGCACTGTGCCCGTCAGCGAATAGGTGAAACGAATTGGGCTTTCCGCCGACGCGCGCGTTGTGCGCGGGGTCTCGATAACCGCAGTGGATATCGACGGGTCCAAAGTGGGTCCTGATACCTTCCAGGACGGTCTTAGCCAGGAACTCTGCGTTGTCGATCAGTCGCGGTTCGCAACCGAGTACGCCAAGTTCTTCTTGCGTGAAATGATCAGTTAGTTGGGGCAATGGGATCTCCGGGGAATGTCAGTTCAACGATTAACTTGTTGCCCTGGACCGTAACCGACGAGGATGTCGGAGTTGGAACCGTGACGTCAGGGTCCAGAAGAAAAGCCTCAAGCGAAACACTGACCGCGTTCACATCAAAAGAAGTGGGATCAATGTTGTCTGGGAAATCAATCTCGATACGATGGAGATCGTTATCGATGGTCGAGCTGGGCAGGACCGTTAGATCTCCCGGCCTTATGCGGCCGACGGCGGCCGGCAACGGATTCTGCGCCGGGGGTGTCTTTAGATTCAGAACCCCGGTCGTGAAGGAGAACGTGTAATTACCACTGAGGGCATCTTCCGTGGCAGACAGAACTCCTGAAATCAGGACGGTATAGAGGACATTCGGCCGCAAGGGTCTCGACGGTCTGAATGTCGCAACGGTACGTGACTGAGAATCAATAGCGAAACTGAAAGTACCCTGCACGTACTCAGTGCCCTGAGTGGCAGGAGTGTTGTCAATCAGTCCCTGCGGCGATGACACTCCGACCGTTCCAGGACCGCTCAACAGAAACGTCTGTTCGGAAAAGGTCGTGGTATCGATCTCCTGATCGAAGGTCACCATCACCGCGGCCTGAAGAATGACGTCTGTGGCCTGGTCGGCCGGCAGAACGGAAAGGATGTTCAGAGACATGAGGGATTCCTAACGGAAAAGTTGTTTGAAGGCCTTGAGGATCAGAGACCAGAAGCCGGGTTCCTTACTTGCGATCGGCGGCCGGTCTTCGTCGATGTCGGAAACTGAGATTCCGCTCATCATCACGTCAGGGGTCCTCGCGGCATAGAGACCATCAATACGACCCTTCGACATGACTTGCTTGAGGTAATCCTGTTCGGTCTTTTCGTCTTCAGGGATGGCGATGAACAGTGGTTTGGGACCAGAGATCACTCCTTCGTGTTTCTCGCTGCCGATGAAGACCATCCGGGCATCCGGGTCGTCGGAGACCCCGACCGGGGACAGGTGATTGCCGTTGGCGTCGGAGACGCCTTTGATGTGCTGGTCGGTGACGTCGATCAGCAGGCCGGTAAGCAGGGCTTGCTGGAGGTCTTCCAGGGCGGCGTCCGGCGGCACTTTGGCGAAGGGATGGGAACGGCCGAGATAGAACTTGTAGGTTTGATACCTGGTGGCCTTGGTCCAGTCGAGCGTAAGGGTACGGCCGACGAGCGCCTGCGGCGATGCTAGGTAAGCCGGTACGGAATCTTTTGCCTCTTCCGGTGTGAGAATGACTCTGACTTCCGGCGGAGTGCGGGGATTGAGTGCATCACGACCTCGTTCACTGTGAGGTCCGGGCATGATGATCAGATCTGACATCGGGAGTAGTTCTCCTCTTGAATTGAGTCTTGCCGATCAGGCAGTGCGTACCAAAGGGTGTGGACAAGAAAAAGGGCAGCGCCTGTGGAGGCGCCGCCCCGTAGGTTGGCAGTCAACGGCGCGCGGTCGATTACGGAGTGACCACGAAACCGGCTGGCGTGAATTCGCCACGGTCTGCGTTGACATCGATAGGTGTAGCACCGACCAGGTTGAGCGCCGACTCGTACAGAGTGTTGTCGGCACCGATCGAAACGATCGGACGCGCTTCGGGGTACATCGCGTTTGCACGCACCTTTACGTTACGAGCCACGGCGATTGCCTGCCCTTCATTCAGCACACCGAAACCGTATCGCTCTTCAATCGCGATGTTCTCGATGTTGTACTGGGGATCGTCCCAGCTACGAACCTGAGGCCGCTGATCCACGATCAACGCGCCGAGGTTGCGGCTATTGAACATGATGATGTCCGTCTCTTTGGTCGTGGTATCGAACCGCAAGAACGGAGAGACCAGGATGCGCAGGTTGCCGAAGTTGGCGTAGCCGGGAATCTGGAACGCCGAGGTTGCATTCTGCGGAAGCGACTCGGGGCCTGTGATGTTGCCCTGCGTCTGGCCAAGGCCCTGGCCGAGTCCCTTGTTGTTGTAGAAGCCCTGGTACGCCTGGGCCGCTGCGTTGCCGGTGAACTGCGCGAAGAAACTTCCGCCGCCAGCTTCGCGGGCAAATTCCCTCATCACAGGATCACGCATGAAGGACATCCACAGGAGCGGGTGAACCAACATGGTGTCGGGGATGAATCCCTGCATCAACACCTGAGCGAACATCGTGAACAGATCGTCCGCTGTAAAGCTGCCGTTGTACTGGCCCTGCGCGGTGCGGCCGGTGGTGGCGCCGTACATCGGCTTCGTGCCGACATAACCGGTGGTGCGGACAGCGGTGTTGTTATCGAAAACTACCGTGCCCAGGCTGCGGATGAAGCTAAAAATGTACTCTTCCTTGTGCCGCGCCAAAGCGTTTCCAGCCAGTCGCAACCACATTTGCAGCCAGGGATACGTGCTGTTCTGGATGAAAGATTCAGTGATGCGAAGCTGCAAGCCGTGCCGTTTGACCTGCACTCCGTAGGTGTTGCCGCCGCCGACGTTGATGTTGAAGATCGGAAGCGCCGCACCATCGCCAACTTCGCGGGCGGTCAGAATATCGAACGCCGGGAAGACGGTGTGCATACCGGGCGTGTAGTCAATCTCCTGGAGGAGACTGGTGCCGATCAACAGCGGCTCTACGCCTTCCTGCACGATCTGGGTCAAGACCCTCGGGATCAGGAACGCAGCCTGCGGGATGTCGAGGGCATCCTTCATGCTGAGTGTACGTTCCGACTCGGGATCGAAACCATTGCAGCGGAAGATCGACTCGACGCGGGCTAGATCTTTCTTTACGACCTTGTCCTGGAAGTCGATAGTCTTACGAGTGGACATTGAACTAACCCTCCTCGGGTTTGGCAAAGTGGCGAGGGACCGTGTGAATGCGGGCTCGTTGGAATGAAATGGAGAGACTGGAGAAACTCGGTTAGGCGCGAGGTGTTACCAGCTCGACGACAATCTGTTGGCCGCAGCGTTTGCACTTCAGGTCGCCGGCTACTTGACCAAGTGGATTGAGCTTCAGGAGAAGCGCATTACAGACCCGGGCTTGGTTGTTCTGAAGCCGGGTATTGGCGCATCGGAGGCCGCCGTCTGTGACGACGGCCTTACCGTGAGTGATGTTCAGGGGGAGCTTCATCTGGAGCTTCCACCGGCTGGGATTACCGGCAGTTGACGTGAACGAGAACGTAAGTCGCGTACTCGTTATGGACTGGCTTCTGCTGTCCGAGGGCCAGTTGGAACAAGCCATTCGTGGTGATCGAGATGGCGTAATCCATACCCTTGGTGGCCGAGCCGCCCATCTGGAAGGTGACGGGGTTGGGGTCCATGCGGGGACCGACGAATTCGGTCGCGCGCTCGTACTGGGTACGGACGCGGTTCGCATAGTCGATAATCGGGTACATCAGTTCGACACCCATCACTCGACCGCAGATATCGTCTGCTTCGTTGACGGCCGGATCGTACGGAGCGTAATGACCCGCATCGGAACCGTTGCTCTTGGTGTTGGGAACGACAGCGCAACCCAGGTAGAAGGTGCCTTTGACGTTGCCCTGCGCGCCGGTGAAGTGGACGAAACTGCGGCTGTAATCGGTCTGGACGTATCCGAGTACGCCATCAGTCGCAGCCAATGACGTCAACGTGCTCGGGGTTGCACCGATCCAGGGGAGGCGCAGCACGAAGCGGGTCTGAATACAGGTACCCATTTCATGCATGTAATTCGTGACCTGCATCTGGTCCGGACGCTGCGTGAGCAGGAGATACTTGATGCCGCCGGCCAACGTCGGATCGGTGATCTGAATTCCGCCGATGTACACAAAGACATCGCGAACTGCGAAGCCCACGGCCTTTGCTTTGCCGCCAGGGATCAGGGTGCAAGCATGCGCCCAGGTAACGTCGCCCGCCGAGATCGTAACCACGATGCCGTCAGGCAGAGTGACTTGATCGCCAGCGACGCCATCGGTCGGAGCAGCAAGAACTACGTGCTCGCCTGCGGCCTGAACTTTGAGACCGGTCTGAGGATTGGTGACGGTGCCCACATCGTACTGGGAGTACACGATCACGCAGTACTGACCGCCATTGGCTTTCGTACCCATATCGCCGCAGGTGTAACCGGCGGGAATCAGTGCGCCGCTCTTGTCGACGCCGATGAGGTAACCCTCGCTCAGGACGACACCGGCTGCTACCGGGTGACCTTCGGCGCGACGCCGAATCGGCAACCAGGCGGCCGGATAAGGAACCGGCATGAAGGGACGGAACTCATCGCAAGCATCGGGCGAAGGGGTAGTGTGACCCCTACGGTCAACGCCATAAGTCGTGCCGCGAAAGTCGTTGAACTGGTCGAAACCAGGAACAGTAGTGAAACCTGAGGACATTGGAAAATCTCCTAAGAACTATGGTTGGGCGGGACGGTTATTACTCAGTTGCTTTCTTGAACCGCTGGCGGGCCGCATGACGTCTGGATTCTGCGGGGTCCATGACTGGGAACTTCACTGGGATCTCGATCGCGTCTGTATTCTCGACCGTCGTACCTGCGCCTTTGGCGGCGTCGTCAGTGCCGGCCTTGGGAGCCGGGTCAGTCACCTGCGCGCTGTCGGATACCTCAAGCCCGGTAGGTTCGGTGACCTTGGCGGCCGAGGCTGCTCCTGCGGGCTTTGCCCACTGAAGCTCTTCCAGGATCTCGTCGCGCATATCGGTCAGGCTGGAAAGATCCCGTCCCGCGCGCTTCGCGATCGCTTCACTGATCTGGTCGGTGGTCAGGCCTTGGAAGCCTTTTGCACCTGACAGAACTTTATGCAGAACGATCATCGTTGCCAAAGTGTCCTTGCACTGTTTCAGGATCTTCAGCTTCGAGTTCTCTTCCGCGACGACTGCGTCTCGCAATTCCTTCTCAGTCGCGTCGAACTTCGTGATCGCGTCGGTCAAGGTATCGTGTTCCGACTTCGCGATGACCATTACGGAATCTTCATCCTTGGTCAGCCAGCGCATGTAATCGTCATGCTCTTCACGGCTGTACCAGGAACTGATCAGGGAACCGAGTGCCCAGCGGAGATGACGCTTGCGATCGTCGGGCAGGGCTGCATACTGGGTGTCCAGCGTGTTGACCGTCCCACGTACTTCTTCGTGCGCGTCTTTGCACTGCTCCATCTCGAAGACCTTCTTCACGGCATCGGACATGACCAGGCCGTCTGCGTTATCGAGGGTGCAGCCATCCTTGCCGACGCATCCCAGGGATTTACCCTTGCGGTCGAGACAACCTTTGATCTTTGCTTTGGTCGCGGCGGAGACACTGGCCCGACCCAACAGCCGTTTTCCGGCGGTAACATGGGCGCAGTCTTCGGCGGGGAAACTACGGTTGGGGCCACAGAAGCTGGTGCCCTTCAATTTCTTCCGCGCTTCGGAACTCAACTTTGCGTCTGTCATCTGGGCATCGGTCAGGACGCCTTCGGTCTTCATCGCGTCCAATTCAACTGCCAGATCCGCGTACAGTTCGTCTTCTGTTCTGGAGAAGAAAGCCTTATCCAGGTCATCGGTCAGCGCGTCAGTCCAGTCACAGGCACCATCGGCGCAATCTGTGGTGTCGGATGTAGATGTAGGCAACACGGTTTTGGCAACTGCGGCGTCAGCGGCGGCGATCTCACTATCAGCCTTCTGACTGTCAACACTGCGGACGGGAATTACTTCCCAGTCATTTGCCTTGATCTTGGCCACAACGGTCGAGAGGAGTTTCTTGGTCTGTTTCTTGCCGGCATCGGTGTCGGCTGAGTAATCGGTGAGTTCCTTGCGAATCGCCAGGGCGCGTTCCGATGTAAGGCCCGCGGACTTGATCTCGTCGGATATTGCTTTCAGGTCGATCATCTCAACTTTGTCCTCAACTCTTTCAATGTCCGCGCTGTAAAGCGCGTCGGTCAGTACCAGGCCAGCGGCGGTGGTGCGCTCTGTCTGTTCGCGAAGCGGCAAGCCAAGGAGAAATGCACGGTGGCGGCTATCGGTCAGTCGTTCGATACTCAAGGTGGTGGCGAACGGATCGGCTGGCTGATTCACAAAACTGCATTCGTGGAAGTCCATCGAACCGGAAATCACGAAAGCCAGTTTGCCGTCGTACTTCTTGCCGAGCTGATGATCGCAACGATCATCGACGGCCCAATCCTGATGGCATACTGAACAAACTGCGGAGTCGGTTCCGAAACCCACCGAGACGGTCAGGAACTCTTTGCGGAGAACCTTGTCGATGGCGTCAGGCTCGGTAATCTTCAAGCCCAACTCGATGTACCCGAGTCCCCGGTAATCTTTCTGGGAACAGAGGTTCTCGACGATCCAATCAACCGTCTCCAACGTGCTCATCCGCTTCTTAGCGTCCGAACAGTAGAAGACCGAGTCGTTCAGAATGGGATAGTCGGCCTTGTACAGGTACGACAGATCCACATACTTTGCTTCCAGCACGCGACCCAGCGGATCAGCTTCTTCATCGTGGTGAGGAAGTACCGGACGCGGGTAACAACTCATGTCCACCCAGGTCGGCGTTCCTGTCATCATCTTGTCGGGGCGGTAGAACCGCATGTTCCCGTTGATGATTCCGCTGTGCGTAGCGGCTACCCGCACCAGAAGGCTTTGGGTAAGACCTTGTTCGTCGTAACTGATAAGCCGCTTGTCGGCTGTCCTGAGGTCCAGTGTCAGGAAGTCCCGCATGTACAGGCGAGGCATGAAACTATTACTTACCTGGATCGAGTGGAGTTACGAGACGGCGAAGAAGATTAGGATTCGCGATCGCTTGTTCCAGGGGAACCTTCTGGACGGGATTCCCGGCTGGCTTCATCGGAATGTTCGAGTTCGTTGACATTCAGGCCCTCGTAGCAGTCCCGGCTCAGTTCTTTCTCTACGAGAGCGAACATCAAGTCCGGGTCAGTTGTCTGTCCGACTTTTGATTTCAGTCGGTCAATCTGCATCCGGAGTTGGTTAGTATAGGAACTTCCGCGCTCTGCTATAAGTCGTGCGAAGAAATTGTCGATCGCGCGCGCGGAAATAGATTTCCAATTAGTCGTTTCACCCGCTATTTGCGCGGCTTCCACGGAATCCTTCAAATGTGAGAAGAGTCCGATCTGAATTGCAGAGCTACGCGCTTTTCGTGGCGAATTGTTCTTCCCGTGTTGGTTTTCCGGACGCATCTTATTCGCCGTGGATTTCTTTGTCGGCGTGGCTTTCTTGGCGGTGGAGGTCTTGCGTCCGCTCTTACCTTTTTTCCCACCTTTCTTCTTGGCGCCGCCGGCCACCGGCCGCGGAGTATTCTTGGCAACCTTGATATCGACATCTCCCTGGGCCTTGGCCAATCCGACAACGTGCCGCTGGAAGTGCGTATCCTGGTGCTCCTCGTCCGACATCCCCTTCTCGCCTATCCGCTTGCGGTATTCGGAATGGGTGATGCCGTTATTCTGGTAAAGCTGGGTTGCGTGCGTCTCTTCCTTGATCTTGTTGTCCATGTCGATCTCTTTGAACATCAACTTGACGTCGGCGATCGCGTTCTGGACGGATAAGGTAAAGTTTGCTTCCGAGAACAGTTCCCGCAGGATTTGCATCGTCACCTGGTCGGCAAACTGGTCGAGGTCGTACTTGATCGAATCTTTCAAGGCCTGCGAGACGTTGTCGGCGGTCGAACGGTTGGCGGTATCGCCTTCGCCCATATCCAATGCGCTTACGCCCAGACCGGTGAAGATCCGCTTCTTGTAATGTTCAATGAGATTGGAAGGGTCGAGGGATTCTCCCTGAGCGCCCGTGTTCTCGACGGACACTCTTTGATCGGTTACGAAAACGCCTTCTTTTGGCATCTGCTCGATCAGGTTACGAGTGGCATGGATCTCGCTGAGACCTCCGGGAAGATAACCGGCGGGAGCATCGTCCGTGCCAACTTTTACGTGAAGTAGCGGAAAGAGGAAGTTGAGAAACAGAAGCTCGACATTTTCTTCCAACCGCCGCAATGCAAAGATATCGTCACGTACGGCTTGCAGCCGAGGAGTACCGAAGATGTGCCCGGGCTTACGGTCCCACTTGAAATGGATGATGTCTTCCGGTTTGTAATCGTCCCAGGGTTTAACGCTCCAGTTATAGAATCGTCTCCACTTG